AATTATCATTCTTACTGCTACGCCAGTTTCAGTAAATCTTAAATCTCCCAAAGCATTAGTAATATCCCATCTTTTTGAAGCAATAATATCTGAAGAATTAAACATTATTCCTGAACTATTTCCTGTTATTTGAATATATCCCGAATTAATTGTTCCAGCATTTACATCTAAAGTTCGCGACGGCGTCGTTGTTCCTATTCCTACATTACCTGAAAAATAAGAAGTGTTAAAATAACTTGTTCCAGAGAAATTAAAGTTTTGCTGTGAAACATTCATAGAATTATTAACATAAAGCCAACCTTTGATATTTACATTTCCTAAATTTGTCGTTGAGTAAGCACTAATTGATGAAATTAATACCGATAAAAGTAATACCGATAAAAGTAATTTTTTCATTTTGAAATCCAATAATCAAAAGCATCTAAGATTAATTTTGATATTGCAGTCGCTAATGTTCCTACTGCTCCCGAAGTTGCGAAGTTTTCAAATCCAACCATCCAAGCAGCAAAAAGTCCAACTCCGACAGAAAGCATTAATCTTAAACTTTCTTTATTTCTTTTAACCCAAACTTTAAATTCCCAACCTTTAAAGCTGAATCTATTTGGTGCTTCAACTGGTTTTATTTCTTGTCCGCATTTATCACAAATCATATTTTAAATTAGAATACAAACTTTTTAAAATGTTGTATCGGTGTCTATTCCCGTTTTTACTTGAAATTGAGAAGTTGATTTTATAATTCTAAATAGAGCAGTCCCTTTTGTAAAACAAGTTATGTAAGTTCCGTCGTCAATAGCAGTAAGCATATCCCCCATAAAATTATTTTTAACTTCCTCTTTTAATCCAGAAAAATTAGGGAGAAATAAATCATTTCCAATAGGAGTATAAATCGGCTGACTTCTTGCGATAATTGTTTCTGCACTTGGCAGTCTTCCGCTTCCGTTTCCACCCATTAGTTTAAACCTACCTTTTCTTTTTCAGAAATATTTGAATTTTCAGCGACGAGATTCATAATTTTACCTTCTTGCTTTGTTGTTCCTGCAATTAATCCCTCGACGTTGGGATAATTTCTTTTAAGAAATCTCGACGATGCTGTTCCAGTTCCAACTATTACCATAATTAATTTAAGAAATTAAAGTTTAAAGATTTATCTAAGAACCTACCTGAGTATTTGTTAAAATATTTACCGCGTTTGGATCGGTCAGAATTGCTTCTCCTTCCATCCAACATCGGATTTTTGTTCCAATACCTTCATCTTTTATTGATACAGCAGTTATCGGAGTAAACTCTTTCCATGTGCACGCTCTCTCAGGAACGAATATTAAAGCCTTTGAAACCGTAACCCCATCTTCAATAACTACTCTTAAACCTAATATTTCCATAACTACGCCGGTTTCAACTTTTGCGCTTGAAAATGCAGGAATACTTGAACCCTTAGTAGAAATTAACCAACTAAGCATGGATTTATGATCATAAGAACGAAGTAAAAGGATAGCTCCTTCGGGGTCATATCCATCTTGTCTTAAATTCATTTTTGCTTCAAGTAAGTCTTCAATAATATCAACTCCTGTTCCCGAAGCCGTGTCCCACCCTGCATTTGTTGCGTTTGTGTTTGTTCCAGTTTCAAGAACTTCTTTTATTCTTAAATCAACTTGATGTTCGACACCTCTAACTAAATCCTTAACATTTGTAGAAAGAATATCGATGTCTGAGTCTTTAATATCTTCATCTGTTAACATTGGAGATTCAACAAAATATTTTCTTACATAAGAAGTATTTCTTGTCCAACTTTGTTCTGCTACGCTTGGTCTTGCCCCGAATGGAACATTAGCGATAGGAGATGTTGTTATTCCTGTTGTTGTAACTCCTGTTATAAATCCTGATGTCTTTTGATACCATCTTATTTCTCTTGCCGAAGTTGTAGAATTTGTAACAAACTTTTTAAGTTGAATTACTAACTCGCCATAACCTTTTGCAAGTTTATCTATATCAATTCCTCTAATGTCTGCCTGTGCGTGTGAGTCTGCCATTATTTAAAGTCCCGGTGTGCACTGAATATTTAATTCCATTAAAAATGTTTCTCCGTCGGTTGCTGTTTCCAAAGCTGTTCCGATAGTTCTTGAACCTGATAAATTAGTCGTTGCACGATTATTATAAACTTTATTATCTCCGCCCAAACTCATACCTAAAGAATCTCCGCATGTGATACTTCCTGATGCTGTAACTTTAAATTGATTTCCTGCTCCTCTATAAACTCCAACAGATGTAATTCCATCACTTGCTATTTTTTCTCCCGAAGAAATTCCACCAACTACGTCGTCAGTTGCTGCATGAAGTATAACCGTGTTAGGGTCGGATAATTTTAAAAGTGAACCTCTTTCAATTCCCGTAGCATTAGCACAAGTCATAAAAATTGGTTTTGTTACTTCGAGATATAAGACTGCTTCATTTGCCATGCCTAATAAGTAATAAAAGAACTATTTAAATCTTTTCACTAAGGTAACCTTAGTGAACATTATATTGCTTCGTGGGTCCAACCTTTAAATTCCCCTTCAATCTGTTCGACGATGTCAGTATCTTCTCTTATACCCACGGGAATTATCCCCACTCCTTCAATTATCCACGGGAAAGTTTTATCTTTTTTAAATTCGGGAATGGGTTTACATGCAAGAAATTTTAACATTGCTTTTTCAATATCAATTCCAAAGAATTTTCTTTTTATTGTATATCTATCGTCGTAATTATCAAATCTTAAAGTATAAAGAACAATATCTAAATCTTCTCTTGGGAAAACATATTCATAAACTCCAAAAGGTAAAACTCTTATCTGTGAGTTCATTAAATTTTTTTTCTTTTGTTCTCCTTTAGTAAAAGTAAGCCAGTGTTTTTGTGCTTCCATTTCTCTTAACATTAATTCAACACAATCTCTCTTTCCATAAGGAATAAACAAAACGTGCATTATCCACCTCGACTCATTCTTAAAGCATATTCTTTAGCTGTTTCTTCATGCGGAACTATTGGGGGTTGTCCTGCATTTGTTCCACCACCCAATAAATTTAATGCTTTTAATTCTTCAAGTTTTAATCTTTCTTCTTTTGCTTCTGCTGTTGATTTTTCCATTAATGCGCGTTCTTCTTTAATCTGTTCAAGAATAGATTTAGCTGCTTCTTCTTTTTTTGGTGTTAAATCTTCCATTTTAAAAAGATCCTTTAATTATATAAGTTACACAAGCCACAATTAAAAACACTTTCAAAACTCCATCCATCATCTCGTTCCATTTTTCTTTTGTCATTAAAATAATTGTATATATATGTTTATATATCTTTCTAAAATAAGGATTTAATGAACATTCCTGAAAGAATCACAGCCATATACCCAATAATTAACTTCGTCCATTTTGTATTAATCTCTACTTTTGTCATGCGATGATTAAGGGCATTGCAGAAACACTCAAAACCTTTCTTAGTAAATTCAACTTCCATTTATGAAATCCGTGGAATCTACCAAAATTTTATTAGGATTTGGATTTAAAACTGCCTGTTGCAGTTCATTATCTAAATAAGGCAAAGTTTTACTAAGAAATAATTCATAATCATCCAGTTCTAAAACCGCCTTTTCTCCCGTAATGGTTGATAAAAAAGATTTTGCATCTATCCTTAATTGAGCTTGATTAATTTTAATTTGATTTAAATTCTGATAATATAAATCAATCGCAGTCGCAGGATTTCCCCCTGTGTTCAAATCAGTTACAGCACTCCTCATATTTTTCTTTAATGAATTTAAATCTCCACCTGTCGCCATTATTCCTTGGCTCATTTGAGTTTTAATATTATCTCTTACTCCGGCTACAAAAGAAGCGATAGTAGTAGCCCCTAACGCGAAAGTTGCGGGGGCTGTAATTCCCGCCGAAGCTAATGCAGGTAAGGTAGAGATTGCAGTTCCGACAGCCGGAATAATCGCTTTTCCTACTCCAGAAAATGCAGCGGTGAGATAATCAATTTGTGGCGGAGTTAAAGAGTTTAAAACTTCTTGAGGAATTTGTTGACCTTTATATTGCTGTAAAATTGCTTCGGCTTCTTGTCTTCTTTGTTCAGTTAAAGCAATTTGTGATGCCTCCATGGTTCCTGTTGGGGCCATTTGATTTTTTGCCTGTGCACTTGCTACTCCTTGAATTTCTCTTGAACTTCCCAAAAAAGTCTGACCATTTTGTAAAGTTACTCCGCTAACGTTTCCTGTGTTTTGGTCTCTTATAATTTGTGGAGGTGTTGTTGCTGCTGCAACTGTTGAAGGAACGTTTTGAGGGATTGGATTTGTTTGAGGAACATTTGCTTGATTCATTAAACTTTGATTTTGTTTTAATTGTGCTTGTTCCTCGGGGGTTAATTTTCCAGTTTTTTCTATTAATCTTTGTGCCATTATTGTCCTCCCTGAAATTGTAGTTTATTTTGTCCCGTGTTTGCTATTTGGTCAGTTTGCATATTATCCATTAAACTTGGAGACCTTTTAATTTTAATTTCTATTCCAACTTGACTCTTTAAATCCTCTTCCAATTCAGTAATTTCTTTTATCCATACTGGCTCGGTAATAACCATATTCACTTTTGCACTCGCTTCGGTATTGTTTTCTGTTGTCCCTCCAATAGACACTTTTGATATTCCTAATTGAGAATAGAATTTCCCTTCTAAGTAATTAAGATAACGGACGAAAGCATCTGCGGGTGGAACCGTTAGGTCTTCAAACTTTGCTTCTTCAGGTTTGCATGTAAGCAATAAAACATTTCCGTTTTTTATTCCGTTTGCTAACTCTGTTTTTAATTTTGTTAATCTTGCAGTGTCTGATTCATCAATATAAAGAACTCTTACCGATGAATAATGCATCAATCTTCTCCAGTCTCTTTCTGCTTCCTGCAATGCTTCAATAACCCATTCAACAGAGGAGGTTTCAGAATTTCCGTGCGGCTCATCTAAAGTTCTATTGTTCATTGAATGTAAAACTTCGCTTGGTTTTAATGATTTAATATTTCCATTTCCCTGAGAATAATCATATCTTATAATTTGTCCCTGCT